AAGAATAAATGGCTGGTGCTTTTGATCCAACAAACCAATACAATACGAATGATAACATCTTAAACGGTGGTGGGACACCTAGTAGTAAAAAGACAGGCTCCACCTCCTCAAAGCCAAGTTCTCAAAATGTCTCTGATTATGAGGTTCAGGGGTGGGAGGGCGCAGTTGAATATTCTACCTTTGAGGAAACTCCCGACCCTTATGCAAACACAGGCGGAGCCACAGTCCCGGAATCAAAACCAATACGAACCAAGAAAGGTTCAACCACCAAATCCTCTCCTAAAAAACAAAGGGTGGATTCCGGGGTTCATCCAGAAAATATTGCACTTAAAAAAGGGGTGGTTGGAAGATCCCTGCCTGAACCTCTCCCAAAATTTGACCAAGCATTACATGAAAGGGTAATTGCTGGAAATAATAACACATTTATAGTTTTGGGGAGAGACAGGCCCTCTAATTTAGCATCAGGCGCAGGCGGCAGAGGGGCTACCCAGGCCGGGGCAATTGATATTGTGGTGGGAAGAGGCGGCGGATCAAAGGACCCACTAAGTGATGCTGTTCTTGTTCAGCCTAATTTTTTTAGTGATGCGGCAAGAATTCATATTTCGCAAAAAACAAATATTGATACAAATTTTGCGCTTGCTGCGGGGTGTGTCGGAGCCAAAGAAGATGTTTCTGGAATTGGGATTAAGGCAGACGCAGTAAGGGTCATCGGCAGGACTGGCATCAAACTTGTGACAGGCAAAGGACAAGGTGTTGGCGCTGGTCCCGCTGGTGAAAAAACCGCTCATGGCGGAAATATAGGGATTATCCCTTGTATTGACTTTATTGCAGGAAATGACACTGGAGAAGAGTTTAAGTTTATGCCTAAATTCATGGGCATTGGACCCATGAGGGTTAAAAAATTACAGCCTCTTGTCAAAGGTGATAATTTAGTTTTTGCATTAAACGCGATGATGGATCACATAAATAAATTACAGGCTATTGTGGCAAATTTTTATAAAACTCAACAACAATTCAATACCTTATTGCAAGCGCATATACATCCAGTCGTCGGCTTTGTAACAACCCCTTCTGCCGAATTGCTCGCTCTTGGAACCCAGATATTAGCACCAAATTCTTTTAAGGTGCTTTCCCCCCTCGCCGCTCATCGTTTCGAAAGTGTAAGTATCAAGGCAGAGTTTTTAGAGAATTCAGGGGCGTTTTGGGTTTGCAGTAATCACGTCAATACAACTTAATGGAGATTTGAAATGGCTGGAGAAAATTTAAGAGAATATCAAATTGACGAGTGTGAAGATGTAGAAGAAGTTGTTGAGGAAGTTTCATGCCCAAGTTGTGTAGAGGACCCTTCTTTTGTGGAGCCCGATTGGAGATCTTTAAAAACTCGCACTCAGGTTTATGATAATTCAATAGACATGAATCTTATTGGAAAAGTCTCTGAGGCATATTTAAATAATAAAACATGCGAATATACAATTGTTGCAAGATCAAAATATGAAGGCACTGGCGGTGAAGAAAGTTTGCAAGATAGAATGGACGAAAGTCTTGAGTCTGCTGTTCGCGGATTGTTAAGATATTATAATAAAATAGAAACAGACGGCGATGAAGGGACTGTTTCCGCGATCTTGGCCGTTGCTTCTGCGGTAGATTACCACATACAACCTAGAAAGAACCTCAAAATGAAGGTAAAAGTGGTGGTACCTGCGTTCAATTTTGATCAAATTGAATCGGCCTCCGATGAGGAAGAAGAGAGTGAAGAAGGTGCAGATATTGTCGTTACTTACAATTCAATAGAACTTCGGCCTTTAATACTATCCGTAGCTAGCGAATTTAGGCTTTATAATTTTTATCAGGCTTTCATGGAAAAGAAAGAGGGGTCCTATGTTGTGTTTTCAGACACAGGACATCTTTATGACTTTGATCTCCAACGAACCCTCTTGGGAGATTTTTTAAGACAATTAAATGAATTTTTAAATTCTAAAGGATATGCAAAAGTAAAATCTTTTCATCTCGGCGGCACGAATAGAACAATACGGAAAAAAATTCCAGAAACCCTTGAATTTGGGTTTACTCAAGAATATAAGTTAAAATATATTAAAATAACTGCGGCAGGCTGTCCTGATCAAGAGAAGTTCAATGTTCAAAAAGGACAATTCCCTTTTTCTGAGGCCTGTTTTCAGAATGCTACAACGATGGCATATGTGGCATCCCTTAGAGAAATGGATATGGACATACGAGCCTCAGACCCACTCCCTTGGGATGAAATTGCGACACAATACACCTATCCCGCCGTTAAAATAAATTATGGCGATGGCGTTGATTCGTCCAACGGAACAGAAGAGTTATCCGCCCTTGGATGTCTTGTAGATTCTATAAGGCAGGATAGAAATATATTTAGTGATGTTGTTTCTCTTTCGGAAGCACTAACCGACACTTGGAACGAACTTCTTTGCATGACAGCGGAGGAGAAAGAGAAATTTAGGGAGGAAGTTGAATCTAATGACGATATTTTAATGAAGATCGTAGAGGAAACATCCCTTCGGGAATTTAACCCAGACGAAACACCATGGGGAAACTGGGGGAGTATTGTTGAAAATGCGCCGGATGTAGATGTTGTTAAATATTATTGGAATGAAATATTTGGAGAAGTTGGAGTCTGCGGTATTCTTTCTTTATTAAAAGAGGCTATAAATTGTTTGGTAAGTGGCCTATCTTATGAAGAAGCCCTACGAACCGTTATAACTTCAAGAATAAACTCTTTAAACACCAGAGACTTTGGGAGATTAACAACCTTAATACCGGCCTCCCTACGATCCAGCGTTGAAGAGCAAGTCAAGTCTCAACTAGTTCTTGGCGAAATTGTGACATGGCCATGGGACAACGAAGAGGCTCAATATAGTGACTATATGCCCGAATCAGAGGGTTTAGATTATGGTGATCAAAATTCAGTATTAGGTGTTCAAGAATCGATTCAAGATCAAGAAATTTTAGAAACATACAAAACTGAATTGTTAAATAGTATTCAAACTATCGAAGATCTTGATCAATTTATTGAATTTTTAGGGCGATTACCTGGAGCAAAACTTTTATTTGATCTAGTAAGAGAACCAAATTGCGTCATGCCTACTGTAAAAAACCTGCCAATAAAAGGCTGTCCAGATATTAATTTTGAACTCACAGTGCCATTTAGTCGAATTTATGGTTTTACACAAAGAAGTGCTGCGTGGTGGAATGGAAAAGATCCATTTGAAGTTCTGGGTAGAGTTTCTGATAGATTTGAAGAAGTTTTGGTTAAGGTTTTGGTCCGAATAATCAATAAAGTGATGAAGACCATTAAAGAGTCACCCTGTGAACTTATTGCAGCCTCCGCTGAATTAGCCAAAGATGGCGAAGGCAGTTTTAGTTTAAGAGAAGCGCTGTCCAGTCTTTATTGCGGTGAGGAAGCAGATGAAGAGGAAATTGATTCGACCATTGAATCACTACTTTCGTCTATAGCAGACACCAGTTCTGAGCAACTAACAGACGCTGTTGAGGTGGCAGTAGGCTCTCTCAACGAAACCGAAGCAGTTCAATTGCTGCTGGGTGAGGCAAAACCAGAGGTTTATGAATCTATAGTTGACATAATTGGAGATAATTACCCGGAATTAACAAATGTTTTCGCCAATGAATTACAGGTTAGAAAGTTTTTTAGAAATATAGGTTCATTCTTTCCTGTGGATATGAAACGAAACATGAGAAACGCCACCCGTTCTCTTCCTGTCTCATATCAACCAGCAACAATTTGCGCGACTAAGGAACAACTTTTCGATTTATCAAATGCCTACCCGGAACCCCTAACCAAAGACGGAACAACACAAGAACAAGCCGATGCTCAATTTAATGATTATCGGGAAAGTATTAAACAAGATCTCTTGGAATTATCAGATATCTTAAATAACGGAATTGAAGGCGCAGTAACTCAAGAACTCTTGGAATTATCAGATATCTTAAATAACGGAATTGAAGGCGCAGTAACTCAAGAACTCTTGGATTCGATTTCAGATTCTACCGAGGAGTGCTTAACTGAATCAGCCACAATTGATTCAGAGGTTCTGAATGTTGATTATACCAATACTTTGCTTAATCAATCCATTGTTGGCTTTTTCAAAACTATTGAAAGAAATTTTGATCGAGATCTTATAGGTAGAAAAGGGTTTTTAAACATGGTTCTATCTGACACAAATGCACTACCATGGCTCCGACACAAAAGAAAATCTAATCGCAGAAGAAAATATGTTGACCACCCTGCTCTTTTCGAGGAAGGATTTCTTAATATAGCAGAACCTTTCGGTTTTTATCCCGAAACTGTCGCTTTGTGGTTGCGGGAGCAAATCACAAAAATTATCCCGACTGTCCTTGATCCAAACCTAGGAACGCTGAATGACCCAGCCCTGCTCTTTGTCTCAGATTCAGAACCTCAAACCACAAGTTGTAGACGAGTAGAAATGGATTCGTCACTTACGATTGCTGAAGCGTTCTCCTTGTCAGAGAGCGACTCGCCTCTACAACCAGAAAAAAACCATGATATTAGTTTCTGTTTTAGAGATAATAACAATGGTCAATTTGAAGATACAAAAGACATTCTTTATGGTTATGGGTTTGACATTGAATATTCACACTATGTTGTTGATACCGCTCTTCTTCCTGTTTTGTCTGATATTGCAAAAATTAAAATTATTGATTTAAATGTTGAAAGAGCAATTACCAGATGGGGTAGAGAATATGTGACAGAAGACGTTGTGTGTGAAATCGATGTAACCGGGAGTTTACCTCAAGAAGCATATGGTGTTATCAATTTTAGTGCCGAAAGCGACCTCCCTCCTCAAGCTAATGCCTTTTTACAATTTTTGGAGGAAGCAGTTCTTGAATATTCGCTTCCCGGCGAAGAAACCAACGTGACAGATAGTTTTAGAGAGCAGTTAATGAATTCTAAAACACCCATGACCCCATCAGATGAGCCCCTTAATATTTATGATAAGACACTTCAATTTTATTTGGACACTTTCTTAAGAAAAATATCAGATTCCGAAAATTCTGCGTTTAAGTTTGGGTTTAATCTTGAAGACGACATTACGTCTGATGATTTGGTTTATTATAAAGACGTTAGGAACGTTCGCGCTCAAGGTCTACATTATGACGAAAATCTAACAGATGAGGATATTTATGGCGAAGATTATTCAGCGCAAGGGTTTACATCTAAAAGGTTGTATTTGAAATATTTAGAAAAAAATAAGGTGCTAGGTGTAAGCGCCACTCCGAGAGTCCACTTCATGAGCCCGGATGATTACGGAGGTAGATTTGTCCGTCCTCCGATTTATATTGAACCAAGAGAAGATGATGGTTGGTTGGGTTTGTCGAAAGTTTTAGTGCCAGAATTAGATGCTTGCGATCCAAAGTCTCCCGACCTTGTTGATTTTAGTGATATTGCTGCAAAGGTTGAGAAAATTCATAATAATATGAAGGAAGATTCAAGGACAGACATGAACCCAGACTGTGTTTTGGAAAAGCCATACTTTAGAATTTTTGAAAGAATGCCAGCCGCAGGACTTGAAGGTGCTGTTATGTCAACCATTCGAGTTCATGTTGCTGAGACCATGCTTAAATCGATAGCGACATTTACAAAATATGATGTTGTTATGGGAGATATTGTAGATGATCTATTTGTAGATTATATAATTTCTCAAATCGAAAATGACCTCAGAGACCAGGGCCGAAAAATCAGAAACCCAATCAACCTACTAAAAGGAGAGAATTATTTTTATTGTTTCCTTGAGCAGGCGGTTCAGATATATAGAAGAAGATATTTAGAGGGAGATGTCGAGATTACGTCAGATATAGAGCAAGCAGTTAATAATATTGACTCAAAATTAGCAGAATATGAAGTTCCGACAAAAAAATCATTTAGAAAGGCCAAATCTGCAGGAGAAACTGATAGGGCAACGTTTAGAAAATATAAACAAGATAAAATTGTAGAATTTTTAAAGGACACAGAAGAGAACGCCAAAGTCATGATGAGAACGTTGGTTCAAGAACAGGTTTCATATATGGCAAATCAATTCAAAGCCGTTTTAGACAAATGGCGCGGAGATGGAGAGTTGATTGACAATCTAGAGGATGACCTGTTTGATGTTGTTGAGTTGGGAGGAGTTCCAGCAGATTTAACTTATAAAGGTGCGGGTGTTGGAACATTTATCTTTGAAAAATATATTAATGTTGAAGCAAAGGCTGAATCAACATTTCCTTCACCCCCTCCGACCGGGGTTACAAGTTTAAGCGAATTTGAATCGTGGCTCAGTAGTGTTAATTCTGATTCAACTTTTGATAACTCTCAATTAATTTCTGATTTATTTGGGGAGCTTTCAACAATTACTGATACAGAAACCGAGGATATCCTTGGGGTGGATGGAACAATTGGTTTGAGATATGGTCTAAGAATCACTTACATCCGCCCGGATACTGCTATGCAAACAATAAATCTTGACGGGGAAAAGGCATCCACCCTCGCCGCCGACGAAGAAAGAATCCCTATAGCATCTGTGGAGATTGATATTTTAGATGGAACAATTGAAGGTTTAAATGTTAGTAGCGGAGAAGATGGCTATAATCTTGAGTGCTTAAAGCAAAAACTAAAAGAAGAGCCAAAATACATTGCTCTATTTAAATATGCAATCCCCCTTCCAAGGCTATTGTCTCTCTGCGTCATTTATAACTCTAAAGCCTTTTTGCCTTCTATTGGTCAAAAGCCGACAGGTACGTTTGTGAAAAGCACAGGAGACTCTTGGTCTGAAGGAGAGGGCATCCTCAACGCGACCTCAGAGCCACTCAGTCAGGATGAATGGCAGGAAGACGCCTTTGATTCAAGAGGTTTAAATTGGTACAAATGGGACCAGGAATCCTTTGATAAATCTAAAAGAACGGTTAGAAAAATGTTTGTTTCATTTTGGAATTATCGAGAGCCTTTTGACTTTAACTTTGAACTGAATGCTGAGTTGTCTGGTCGATTGCGAGATTTGATGAGTTTTAATTTTGATGGAACAGTTTTAAATTGGTTTTTGCGTAGAAGAATAATTGATAGACCATTTAACAAAGATGATGAAGAATGTGAATAATCAATTAACACTCTATTTATGAATGGAGGATAGAAAATGCCAGGACTTAGCCCATCCCTTCCTTTAGTGCGCGATAGAATAGACGGCATTAAATTAAATAAGACCATTAAAAAACTGGTCAAACAAAATTTAAAAATGTTAATATTAACATCGCCGGGAGAAAGAGTGGCAATTCCAGAGTATGGAGTTGGTATAAGACGTTATTTGTTTGATCAATCCACAGATGAAAGATTTAGCGCTCTAAAAACTCGCATATATTCTCAGGTAAAAAAATATATGCCAACATTAAATTTGCGGGATGTTAAAATTGGAATAAAAGAACAAGCCTTCAGAGTTTCTATACAATATACTATTACTCCATTAAAAACAATTGATTCGCTAAATTTATCTTTAGCGGCATGAGGAAGCATAGATGGCCAAAGATAAAAAATACAGGAGAATGATCAATTATACCGGCCGTGATTTCCAGACAATTAAAAAAGATCTGGAGGAAATGGCTCGAAGATATTATCCTGATACTTATAAAGACTTTAGCGAAGCAAGTTTTGGTTCTTTAATGGTTGATTCAGTTGCATACATCGGAGATATGTTATCATTCTATTTAGACTATAATGTAAACGAGTCATTTATGGACACGGCGACAGAGTATAATAATATTGTTCGTCACGCTAGGCAATCGGGCTATCAATTCATGGGCAGAACCAGCGCACAAGGCGTTGTTATTTTTTATATTCTTGTCCCCGCTTCATCGACAGGTCTCGGACCAAACTCCACATACATCCCGACTTTAAAAAGAGGAACCCAAGTCAAATCCGAAGGAGGCTCCAGTTTCATTTTAACTGAAAATGTAGATTTCAATCACCCCAGAAACGAAGTGGTTGCGGCCCGAACCGACACCGCTACCGGCCTTCCAACCCACTATGCAATTAGAGCAAGAGGGCGGGTTATTTCTGGGAAGTTGTCTTCTGAAAATGTAGAGGTTGGAGATTACACGCCTTTTTTGAAACTCAAGTTAAAGGGATCAAATATTGCAGAAATAATGTCTGTAGTAGATTCTCAAGGAAATGAATATCAACAGGTTGACTTTTTATCACAGGATGTCGTCTATAGAGAAGTTGTAAACAAAAATGTTGCAAGCGATAATGTGCAATCTGTACTAAAGCCATATGCTGTCCCAAGAAGGTTTATTTTAGAAAGACAAAGGATTTCAGCTTATCTACAATTCGGTTTTGGGTCCGATTCGGAAATTGCTTCTCCATCTGTGGTGGAACCAAAAAACTTTGTTCTAGATGTCTTTGGGAGAGATTATATCACCGATAAGTCATTTGACCCATCAAAACTTATTAGAACGGATAAATTTGGAGTTGTTCCATCCAACACAACGTTAACAGTTAGATATAGAACCATCTCCCCTGTTGATACAAACGCATCGGCAGGCTCAGTTACTTCAATTACAAATGCTGTATTTCAATTTCCAAACACCAGCGCAACTTCTAGAAGCCAAAGATCGGAAGTTACCACCTCTCTTGAGGTTTTCAATGATGAACCAATAACAGGAGACGTATCCTTTCCAGGAAAGAGCGAAATAAAAAGATTAGCCAATGACCATTTTGCAGCGCAGAATAGGGCAGTAACAAAGGCTGATTATGAAGCCCTAGTGTATGCTATGGACCCAAAGTTTGGCACAGTAAAAAGATGCAACATTGTTCGTGATGCCAATTCTTTAAAGAGAAATTTAAATATGTATGTTATTTCTCAAGACGAAAGCGAAAAACTTGTGGTAGCAAACGATACAATTAAGAAAAATTTAAAGACTTGGTTAAATAAATATAGAATGATCAATGATACACTGGATATTCTTGATGCGTATATTATAAATATAGAGATTGATTTTTCGTTTGTAGCAGTAGCTGATAAAAATAAATATGAAGTTTTGGAGTTGTGTTTGCAAACCTTGAGAAGCAAATATAATTCACATTTTTACATTGGAGAACCTTTTTATATTTCAGATATATATCGAACCTTAAATAAAGTCGAGGGGGTTGTTGATGTTCTCAGGGTTAGAGTTAAGCAAAAAAAGGGAACAAATTATTCAACAACAAATTTTGATATTCCAGAAAACACATCAGCGTGTGGAACATATATCAAGGTTCCGGAAAATGTAATTTTAGAGATTAAATATTTAGCAAATGATATTAGAGGGAGCGTGAAGTGATATGGCCATTAAAAGGTATTTTGCAACAAAAGACAATACAATTACAAACGCTTATGAGCAAAATCTAAAAACCCGTGCCACGGGCTCTAACATGGGCGCAGCAGATATTTTGGAGGTTTTTTCGATCTATGGACAAGCGTCTAGTACTTCTTCGGAAAAATCTAGGATTTTAATTCAATTTCCTATTACAAATATCTCTACAGACAGAACCGCAGGGACAATACCTGCCTCTGGAAGTGTTAACTTTTATCTCAAAATGTATAATGCTCCCCATAGTTTTACCGTACCAAAAAGTTATACTTTGGATATCAAACCAGTATCTGGATCATGGCAGGAAGGCTATGGTCTTGATATGGACAATTATACAGACCTGACTTTTAACAATACTGGGTCAAATTGGACTGTGGCTACTAGTGTATCCGCTGCAGCAACAGCGACAGTCACGGTTGTTAACGAAGGATGGGTTGAGGCGGACGACACAATTTCTTTAGTTTCCGCTGATGGAACGACAATTGTGTGTACAATGCATGGATCTACCACCACTTCTGCTTCTACATCTGGAAATGTTCAAGCAGCGATTGGCGCTAGTACTACTGCTACTGCAACAAATATTGCAACGGCCATAAACTATAATACCCTTTTTTCAGCTACCTCTTCTGGTGCTGTTGTAACAATCACACAAGTCGCGAATGGGAGGAGTGGAAATACGGATATTACTATTACTGAGGGAGGCGCAACAGGGTTTAGCAAGACAAACTTCACTGGGGGTGATGGTGACTGGGTGACGGCTGGCGCAGACTACCACTCAGGTTCATTTTTCACTGCAAGTTTCGACAAAGGAACGGAAGATTTAGAAGTAGATGTTACAGAACTTGTTGAGGAGTGGATCGCTGGTGACGAAATAGACAACAATGGTTTTGGAATCATGTTTGCAAGTTCACACGAAAATGCATCGAGATCATATTACACAAAGAAGTTTTTTGGTAGAGGGACAGAGTTTTTCTTTAGAAGACCAACCATAGAGGCGAGATGGGACTCGACCAAGAGAGATGATAGAGGAAATTTTTATTATAGTAGTTCATTAGCAGACGGTGCTGATAACCTAAACACATTATATCTTTACAATTACGTCAGGGGTCAGTTGAAAAATATTCCTGAAATTGGAGCGGCCGCAATATATGTTGATCTATATTCTGGTTCAAGCCCCTCCCCAGAAGACAGCCCTTTGTCTTTAAGCGATATGGGGACCAGAACAGGCCCAGCAACTGGTTCAAATGTTTCGACAGGTATTTACAAATGTAATGTTTGTGTAACCGCCTCATCTCCGCCATTAACTAAATTGTATGATGTGTGGCATGGGGGAGATGGCAAAGGAACGTATTTTACGGGCTCAATAACTCCAAAGGGATTAAGTGGTTCCGATATCAATCCAACTTTTTCTCATGTCACTTCCATGACGAATTTAAAGTCTATATATCGTCGTCATGAAACTGCTCGTTTTAGATTGTTTGCAAGACAAAAAGATTGGTCTCCAACTATTTACACTAAGGCAACAAAGACAATTAAGAGCGATATAATCTCCAGTGGTTCTTATAGGGTCTACAGAGTGATTGATGAGTATAATGTTGTTCCATATGGAACGGGTAGCGAAAAGCACACCGTCATGTCATATGACCTTAGTGGGAGTTATTTTGATTTAGACATGTCAATGCTTGAATCCGATTATGCTTATGCTATCGAAGTTAGTTATTATAATGGAGCTATTGGCTCCTGGGTTAAGCAACCTGAGATATTTAAATTTAGAGTAGAATAGAAATGAGCATTAAAGATCTTTTCACAAAAAGTAATAAAATTCTCCCCGCTGAATCTAGTGAGACTTTAGCTGGTGAGATTGAATCATCAGATCTTATCAAAGAGAAGGCAAAGTCTTTTGATAGATTTGAGCCTCATGTTGATTATTTAACATCCAGCAATTTTGCGTTTTACGGTTCTGCTGAGAAATATTATAAAGATGCTTTTGAACAAATTTACGATTTTTGGCCATATGATGGTTCAGATGCTGAACAAACTGAATTCTTAAACAAATCATCAGATCTCGTAAGAGAGATGTACAAGACTAGATATCCCAGGACCAATGGGCATATTATATTTTCTGCTGACAGTTGGGGCACGCCGGCCACGAAAGTTGGCAGTTATGGTGCTCCAAATGCTGCAGGTGATTATGAATATATAAAAATCTTAGGTGGTCCACATACCGCATCAAACGGAATGAAAGGCGTTCCGCTGAGTGAAACATTTGATGGGTCCAACATCTATGACACGGATATTTACGGCACAGCCGGTGTCCTTTCTGGAAGTAGAAAGGGTTCGCGCCTATCGAATCTTAGATTTAACCCCGCCGATGGTACAACTGTTGAGTTCTGGTTAAAAAAGGGTGCTTTTAATACAACAAATACTGAAAAAGAAGTTATTTTTGATCTTTGGAACGGCGAAGGTGTATCAGAAGATACTTATGGTCGATTCACTATTGAATTAAGTGGCACTACTGCGGACGAGAGTCCATTCAGAATAACTTATCGTTCTGGTAGTTACGGTATTTCTAATGTAAAGATTGGAACAAGTATTAATACGGGCTCTGTTGCCGATGGTACGTGGAATCATTACGCAGTTTCAGTGCATTCTGCGTCTGCTGGGGTTAAAACACAACTTTATGTTAATGGCGATTTAAACCAAGCCACAACATATACCGGCAACTCCTACAATATGAATGAAGTAACCGGCTCTCTCATTGGATTTATAGGAGCATTACAAACCACAGTTTCTGGCGCTTCTGGCACTGGAGTGGGATGGGCTAAACTCTCTGGTTCACTGGATGAATTCAGATATTGGAAGGTTCGCCGTTCCTCAAAAGACATTGGGAGAAATTGGTTTACGCAAGTAAGGGGCGGAACAAATACTGATATCGCAAATGCATCTCTTGGTGTTTATTATAAATTTAATGAAGGCATTACCGGCACTTCTTCAGTAGACTCAGTTGTTGTTGATTATTCAGGGAGAATTTCTAACGGAAAGTGGGTTGGTTACACCTCCAATTCAAGAAGTACCGTCTCTGCCATATCGGCATCTTCAGCGGCATCTTCAGAGTTTAAAGACCCCATCATTTATTCTTTCCACCCCGAAGTAAAAAGCACAAAGAAAGGCTTGATGCAAAGCGGAAGTCTTCATGATATGGGTAATAACTCCACGTTATTTTACTCTATTCCTGCCTGGATTACTGAAGAAGACGAAGAATATGGCGATGGAACATTATCAAATTTAACGCAAATGATTGGATCTTATTTCGATCAGATGCAGTTATTGATCAAATCAATCCCAGGCTTAAAGGACCCTAAATATTTTACTTCTGGTAGTAAGCCTTATCCGTTTGCATCACACTTATTACAGCACGCAGGGTTACTGACGCCAGAACTTTTTGTTGATGCAACAATTATTGAAAGAATTGCATCAAGAGACGAAGACAGAAATTATAACGACGATATTTCTAATGTAAAAAATCTTATTTATCACAATCTTTACAACAATATTATAAACATCTATAAATCAAAGGGAACAGAAAAATCTTTAAGAAATGTTCTTCGGTGTTTTGGTATTGGCGATGATATTATCAGATTTAATTTATATTCGGATAGAGAAACGTATAAATTGCAAAGAAGGTTTAGAACAACTACAGTAAAGAAAAAGTACGTTGATTTCTCCGACCCAGACCGTTTTGAGTCAACTGTTTATCAATATGCTGATCCCAATAATTCGAATACAGTATCTTTTATACAAGGTAGTGACTCTAATGGATATGAAGATTTTGCGGGGATGACTACTCAGGCTGAAATATTTTTTCCAAAAATATTGCCAAAAAGCAATCCAAGTTATTTTGAATTCCCATATATCACCTCTTCATTGTTTGGTATGCATACAGCAAAAGAAGGAGATTCTACCTCTACTGCTTGGCCAACAAATGATTATAGTAACTTCCAAGTTTTTGCTGTCCGCCCCTTTACAAACTCAAAAAGCGTATATTTTAAATTAACATCTAGCCAGAGCCCTTATCCTTTACCGGAATTGACTAGTTCCATATTTAACGAAGTTTATGATAATGAAAAGTGGAATTTAGCAGTCAGAATAAAACCAGCTAGAGTTGGCGATAGATTAAGCGGAAGTCTTAACACCACATATACTGTGGATTTTTATGGTGTCCAAATGCGAGGGGACACCATTGAAGATGAATTTCATGTATCAGGATCTGCTACTGCTGCTAATGGGAAAAACTTCTTAAGGTCTGCAAAGAGAATATATTGCGGCGCGAGGCGAACAGACTTTACAGGATCAACCGTTAATCGCTCTGATGTTAGAGCGTCCTCAGTTCGATATTGGTCTAAATATATTCCAACTGGGGACATAAGGGATCATGCCCGTGATCCACTGAATTCTGGAATTAGTAGACCGTATGAAAGCGCATTTTTACATGAAACAGATTTAGAACATACCAGAGTTCCAAATATTGAAACCTTGGTTCTCAATTGGGATTTTACCAATGTTACGGGATCATCAAATGATGCCTCCGAACCCTCTGTCAAGGATTCGATATTTTATGTAGACGACATATCTTCTGGTTCATCTGATTCAACTGGAAGGTACGGTTGGTTTGGGGAGTTGTCTAAAAACCAACACTCTGGAAAAGGTGATTTCTTTTTGCCCGCGAATACAGACGATGACAGTGCAATCAAAATACAATATCTAAATTCTTACAGGCAGCAATTACCTGAGACTGTGGCCAGTTCTGATATGGTTAATATTTTATCTCAAGATGATAAGATATTTGCTAGAGATCATGAAATCACTAAAAACTTCTTTTCCATTGAAAAGAGTATGTATCAGACTATTTCTGATGAAATGATTGCAATGTTTTCTTCTATTGTGGATTTTAATAATCTAATCGGAGAGCCGGTCAATCAATTTAGACAAGAATATAAAGATATGGCAAAATTGCGCCAATTATTTTTCGAGAGAGTAGCCAACACACCAGATCTCGACAAATATATTGAATTTTATAAGTGGTTAGACTCCAGCATTAACATTATAATTCAGCAATTACTTCCTGCATCCGCTATGGTTTCTGAAGATATCAGAGATATGGTTGAAAGCCACGTTCTTGAAAGGAATAAATATAGAGGAAAATTTCCCACTATTGAATTTAAAGTAGACGATCCTGAAGCCGGCGTTAAAGGCATTGAAGAGATGGTTTACAATTGGAAGTTTGGACACGCGCCAGTCCCCTCAAGACAATCTGATAATGCTAAGTGGTGGAAAACAAGAGCGGAAAGAAATGACTCTCCCTTAAGCGTGGATGCTTCTGTAGATAGTGATAGAAATGCAATCAGAAAAATTTCAATTACCCATAGAGAACCAAGCAGCATACAGTTATCAAAAACAGATGGCACATTATACAGCGGCTCTTTACATGCCCTTAGAAGATTTACTAAAATACACAGAACTAAACTTGAGATGAGTCCTGTCCTTCGAGGTGGAACAAACTTCCATCCCAACAAAAACATTAATTATGTTCACAGTGCCGTTCATCCTGGTGGTCCAATTCAAACATCCCACCCTGCTGTTCCGTCTGGATCTGTTATGATTCCCCTCAACGTTATGGTTGTTGATAGAACAACAGAACAAGACATTAATCTTAAAGATGTTAATGATGTTAATGACCCAAATAAACTAAAAAGAGTTTCAACAAGGGTTATAGTTGGTAGAGAATATGAGCAGGGCATGGGCTATAAGAATGGGTCAGGACATCATTTCTTGCCTTTTAATCTTATCAGTTCATCTGTAAATGAGGGATATAACAGACATGTTATTGAAGGGTTTTCTACTGGAACGTTAATAACAAATCTGCATAATGATGTTTACGGTCATGACAAAGAAAAGCCGATGCAAGGCCCCTTTACTGAAACGTGGGTTGGCGGGCATCAGTCTAGACATATCGACCTCAATAGAGGTTCAGATGATAATAAAAATAGACCAGAAGCATGGAAACTTTTGATAAAGAATGCCGCTGAATTTCCTCCTACAAGTTCTGGGACATTTGGTATTGTTGGGGCGGATTATCCCCATCCTGAAACCAATGATGATCCCGGTCCATATTACCCTGCCAATTTTTATGAAAAAGCCACCTGGACCAGGGATGGTTTGACAAAGAGACCTGTCAATATTGCTAACATTCAATATGATACCTCTTCAGTAAAACTTGGTAATTATAGAAAAAAATATGAAGTTTTGGTTCTCAATGGCCGAAAGGAAAATAATTTATTTTTCCGAAAGAACAGCGGAATTACGCTACCTACACGCATATCAAGCACTGACAACCTCAAAGCAACTACGCATGTTAATTCCCTAATAGGCGTTAATCCAGACGCCAACAGCCCAGGCAATTTAGTTGTCGGCCCCTTTGCAGCAACATCAAGAGGTTCGAGATTTGTGGTTGAAGGAGATGATGTAACTCAATTCACCTTGCCTGAACGGGGTACTTTAACGGCATCAAATACATCTGTTATCTCCTCCCGCTTCTCAGCCCCAGGAGGTTTTGAAGTTTTATCTCGCGGATATCTTGACGTTGCCTCTGAGGAATATTCTCCGTATAACGCGATGAGTTTTAGAAACTTATCTGTCTTAGGATCATCATCAGGCGAACCAAACTATTTGAGGATGAATGATCATATTGGTAAAAGAGATGGTTTACATTCTCACTTAAGGCGGCACAGTGGCCGACATGGAGCAGACTCAGTTTACGGAATTATATCAGCCTCAAATTATGAAACATTACCCGCGTACCACAAAGTCTTTAGAAATAAATTAAATGTGCTTAAATATTCTGATGGGGGCAGCACAATCATCACGGCCAGTTCTTATGATAACTGGTATGTTCAGCGCACCATTCCAAGATCAGATATGAATTATAGTTGGATCACTGCTTCAGCAGCCGGTGAAACACAAAGGATGGTCGGCGGTTATGCTCCTGCCGATGGTGTCTATTCTGGTTCTGATGGGTATGGTTCGGCAATTGTATTTACAAGTGCTAGTTTTGCAGGAAGTTATGTTTTGGGAGGTGAAAGAAAATTTCCAAGAGATAAAAATAATTCGGGTCGTCCACAATTTATGCCAACCGACTTTGTTGGACTAAATTACCATGTGAGCGAAACATTTAATACTAGCACAAATACTCTTGGTACAACGGAGATATTAGACACCCCCAATGATGGATTTATAAAAACAGTACCTTCCGACGAAACAGCCTCTTTGTTTAATGCATTAATATTAAACAGAGGTAGTGTATATGGGTATCCATCTTGGAGGCAAGTGAGGCATAGTTACCACCCGATCATTAGAAATGAAAGAAAAAACAATAGACTTTCTTTCGTCCAAGAATACAACCCACCAATTTTGATTCAGAGATCTAATGGTGATACGGAATACATAACTCCCAGATATGGATCATTAAGTGTTTACGAAAGAATAATGCCCATAGTGAGCAGATATAATCCCTTGCAACAATCAGTTCAAATAAGTTTGGTGCCAGGGGACGATGATCGAGCTGCGGTTGTTCTGCCACCACAAATTATAACACTTCAAAGCAGTTATGGGAATGACTTGGTTGCGTTCGACAACGAAGATTTGGACAATATTTTAGACACTGAGATTGACAGGTCGAATCTGCCATATGTAAAAATTAAAGATCTTTATGCCAATGGTGGTACAGAAGACCCAACAAGTCCGATTGAAGATGTTGTTAGCGTATTGTATAATGAAACGTTATACCCATCTGCAGTAAATATGTATACAACAAGAGTCAGGGAAAGGGCAAGTTATAGTAATGGTTTTTGGCGATCAAAATTAGATGACCGTATAACACTTGGGACAGGGGATGATATCAAAAACTCTTCAGGTTTTGAAGTAACTGCCTCAAGTTGGCCTCTTGATCCTAAGTATGATTTTACCACCGCCACCACGGCTTTAGTCAAAGCCAGTACCACCAAGGCTGGAGAACTTCAGAATAACTATACACACATCCATAATTCAACAATTCTAAATGTTACAGCAAGTGCCCTTTATGCTAGAAAGCACACCTTGGGCGCTTACAACTCGGTGGTACATCCTGCTGGAATTCCTGTCCCCCAAACAGAAAGCGCCGAGTCGACTGCTAACGCAAGTAATTATTTTGGTGGCCTGATTGACCTTTATAGAGGTGAGGCGGCATGGGACGCGCCATCGACCGCAGGAGTATTAAAAGAAGTTTTAGCGAACAACAAAGATGCTTCAACTGAATTTGAAACTTATAAATTAGAACCATGGTATGACAGTTATTCTGATTTCAACCAAGAATTAAGATTAAAAAATAAAGACTATTCTGTAATCCCAGAATTTAGAATTAGTGAGCACATTGAAAGACTTTATAAAACAAACAATATAAATATTGATTTAACAAAACTTTTTGAAATTCCGCACGCCGATGTAGATTCGTCAGTACCACAGAATAGTTCGCAAGACGAATTTTATACTATTTTTTCCAATTCTGATTTTATGCGACATTTTGATGTAATTCGTGAGGACCATAAAGATATTTTTGATGCAAGTTCTATTTCACTAACATGTAAAGTTTTGAAGAAATTTAACCCTTACAAAGGATTTTATCCTGCCCAAAGAACATTGGACTTGGCTACACGCCTGTCTCAATCTTATGGAAAGCATGTCAGGGGCGTGGCTGGCACTCATAATAATCTTTCAAACGTTCATTATCGACCATTTGTCACACCGCTTTTTGCGCCGGGTATTATGTTTAATACTATTAAATCAGGGATTGCTGTAGATTATCCTATGATGTTAACTGGTTCAAAGGTAAGGGCAGTTAATGTCAATAATGCAAGTAGTGATATTGATGGTTATTGGGGTCTTCAATCTCCCGTTTTAACAGTTGGAACAGGCACTCCGGGTTCTCAAAATTATTATACAAAACTTGAAACAGCCTTAAGAAGTGTTGATGCTACCCTGGCGGGGCTGGCCACTGCTTCAAATTCACCACCAACTGAAAGATGGGACTACAGAATTCCTTTTGAGGCAATTGTTGAACCTGAAAAATATCTTAAAACAATTCCGCTTTTTGATTATGAATCTGCCCCTAAAGCAAAACTCAATGTAACTTCTTCTTGGAGTGGCGAAGGGGATGGTCTTTATAAATTGATGGCTAGCAACTTTTTGGCAGAAGTGCCCGAATTCTTCTTAAAGGAGTCTTCGTTTACTTCGCTTCAATCATCAGCAATCCCATCTACAGGTATTGAATTTAAAAGTGGTTCAGTTTATGGCGCTCGAATTAAATTAAGAAGAACAATGAATCAGGCAAGGGATTGGTCAAGCGATATGGGTACCGCTTCTGTCGCCGGGTTCAATCATCTTAAGTGGACTAAAGATGGATCTTTTGAACTGCCTCAAGATCCAAAACACCAAGTTGGGTTGAAAGAAACCTTTACAATGTATAGTCGCACAACAGCGTTTGGACCTCCTGTTTTGGGTAGGACCGCTGGTGGTACTGCAACACTTTGGGAAAAAACAAAGGACGCGACGACTGGTGGTGCGCTTGATTCAATTGATGGTTATAATTGGTCGTTTACTCCCCCTTATTATCATGGAGAGGCATGGTTTGATATTGTTTTTGAACCCAATAGAGACGCAAAATATACCGTTGAACAGTTTTTTGAAGCATCAAGGACCATAGCGTGGCGTGTCGATGCCGGCATTGAAGACCCAAGGCCAGAAACAAGATTTTGGACTACTGGAAGCGCCACACCATTAACGGGATCACCCCAGCCCCAATTAGTTCCAAACTATAATTTAAGTCGATTTTCTTTAGCATCGTTTTATTCTGGCAGGAATATTAATGTTAACGCGATGCAGTTGGACTCCTCTTTTAACATATTTGGTTTAAAGAAAATTAATGAATTGGGAGGGAGTAATGAAAAGCGCGCTGATTATTGGATTATTGAACCAAAGTTTGAGACCCCGATGTTAAACTTTGGCCCCGACTCAATCAGGGGCGTTTCAGAGACTGATGGAACGCTGACAATTCCATTAATTGGATCAGAGTCTGTTCCAAGGGGGATGTGGCATCAATTTGGCCAATTGCCAACAGGAGAGGAAGGGGTTTATATAGAAATTGATGATATTCCCAACGTTTGGCTGAAAGAACACCCGGCAATTCAATATGATGAAAGATATGGTAAAAAGGATGTTGTTGAATTGCACAAGGTGTTTCAAGGTGATGCTGTTGCTAGAGTGAATAGATTAAACTTACATGAAAGAATGGAATCTTTGGTAGACAAATTTGGATTCAACCCATCTCAGAAATCAAAAAGATTAGGTGAAATTGCTGATTCTAAAGTTATTAAAGAGGCAATTGTTGCTGTGCCTTTTAAGCAGGTGGGCGAGGGAAGAAAGTTTTTCGCAATAGATCGAAACATGATTGAAGTTGCTCTAGAGAGAGAGACAAGAAGAAAAGCCGACCGCTCCGATGAGCCCGGCGAGTCTGTTTTAACAATGGTTGAAACAATGCAAAATTATATATTTCCTCCTAAAATGAATTTTATAGACAATCTTGACTTAGATCCGTTTGTTATGTATATTTTTGAGTTTGAATATAAACTTACGAAACAAGATCTTGCGAATATTTGGCAGAATTTACCACCAGTTACCTATAAATCATTTGAACAAGAAGAAAAAACTATTTCCCATTCTCTTTCTGCCAATGAATTAATGGGATATGCAAATTTAGGGAAAGAAGGCGTTCCGTTTCAAGAAAACACACAGTGGATGGTTTTTAAAGTAAAACAAAAAGCAAGAACAAATTATTTTGACAAAGTTAATACAACAAGGTCTGGAACTGAATTAAAGGTGCTAGCTCAAAACCCCAGCGCCACCTTGCAGGATGTTCAAGGAAATGTAACTCAGAATGTTAAAGTTGGAAATGAATCTGTTTTAAATTACAGTTATAATTGGCCATATGACTTTGTGTCAACCATAGAGATGTGTAAAATAGGCTGTTCAATCGAATTCTCAGAAACCGAAGAGGCTCAGGTTACTGGAGGAGATGATTTATCGTTAAGCCGCCGCACAGCCAACCAACCTCCCACAGGCAGGGCAGCAGGAGGATCTTCCCAAACAACACAGAAGGAAGCAACAAATAGGACAGATAACCAATCTCGGAATCTGGGTCAAAGTGGTAGAGGCTCAGGCGGCAGAGGCGGGGGTAGAAGATGAAATTTTTTGATAAAAAAGAAGAAGTTCTAGACATTCAATTGACTCGATATGGCAGAAAGCAGATGTCAAAGGGCGGTTTGAAGCCAAAATACTATGCTTTTTTTGATGACAATATTTTATATGATACTGAATATGCCGGATTTGATGAAGATCAAAATTCTGCCGAACCAAGGATACAAGAGGAAACAGTTAATTTAAAGACACAAGCCATATTTGAAAGTACAGATTTTAAAAACAAAAATCTTCAAAAAGATCAATCAACCGCAGATAGGCACTATTCTTTAACATCTAGATTAGGAAATAGTTCACTAAATAGTGATTTTCGTCCATCATGGGAGGTTAGGTTTTTAGCGGGCGAAATGTCTGGCTCAAGCCCATTTATGACAGGATCACACCAACCCCTGAAGATACCACAACTTAATGTTGATTTAATTTATACAACCACCGTTCACAGTTCAAACGATGAGACAGCTGGGAATGAGTTCGAGTATGCTCCAGAAGATTTCCTCCCTGAAGGGGACAAAGACTTGTTAACTTCCACTTTTTTTCCTGATGGTACCTTTTTGGCCGTAGAGCAAGATATGGTTCTGCTTGATATATTTGAGGAGAATACTGAATTTGAAGCGGATAATGTCATGGTTGAAGTGTTTGAAGTGGAATTAGTAAATGTGTCAGGATCAATACAAAACCTAGGAGCGTCGACTTCCATGAGGACAAAAAAAGAAGTATTGAAACCTTTAAAATTCGTAAAAGAAACAAATCCCGTTCAAGATAACCTTCTGGTCCCTCAAAGCGAATTAAGACAAAATATTGTTGCAGTAGACCCTAGTTATGTTGAATATTATTTTGATTTGCTAACTGACAGTTCTATTCCAAATGACATTTTTTGTGCAGGGGTAAAAAATCTTCGAAGCAAAGGTGTGGATATAGATTATGCAATTTGTGATTGCCCAGAGACGCCAGCAAATAAAGAAGGCGTTAATGTGTATGCTACTGATATGACAGCGGAAGATATAACCGATTGTGAGGATTAATAAAATTGCCTACTGAAGAAATGCTCAATTATGGAGATATTCCGCAGGTTAACCAAACTGGTCCGCAGACCTATATAAAATCTGTTGATGTCAAACATGAAAGGATCATGCTGGAAGTTGATAATCCGCATCTAGATGAGCGAAAAATAATAAAAGCAACAGACCCACTAGGCAACACAGTATATGTCCAAACAGGATTTCCAGATTTCACAAGCCTTGATGAAACAACTATAATCACGGTTGTTGCTGTAATTGAGGGTGGGGATTGGGAAAAAGATCAAGAGCTTGTAAAATATCTAAGATTTCAAATCCTTCAAAGCAGAGATAGAGAATTATCAAAAAAAATATCAAATGGAAAAATGCCGCTTGTAAGCGAACTATATGCAAAAGAAGTTGATTCAAGAGATTATCAAATACATTCTTTACTAAAAGAGGATGGGACAATACAAAAGCAAATAACTGCTACTTTTTATTTGACAGGGCTTAGTCATAAACATGTTGCATATTTTGTCAATTGCTTTATTGATGTTGGTGATTTAATGAAGGATTATTCCCTGAATTTAACGCAAGCAAGAAGGCTTGTTATGATGGGTCCGATCTTCCCCAAATTAGTTTACAAGAATTATAAATTGGTTAAAACTGCAAGGGCACATGCTCTGGATGATGGTACCTATTGGGGAGGACAAGTAACGGAAGACCAAGATGGAAATAAAGTAACGGGCGATCAAATAAATGATGTAATGATGCTGCGGGAAATTTTAGATTTATTAAAAAGTTGGGTTTATAGAGATATAAAGACCACCCAAGGAAAATATTATAGAGATCTTAACGCACTATATCGCGAGAGAAAAAAACTGCTTCTTGCAATGAAGTTGCTGTTGAAAAAATGGAAAGTAAGAGACCCGAATACTGTTGCGGGTCAATATTATCATGATTTAAAGAATTTATATGAGAAGTATTTAGGGTTTATAAAAAACTCAAGGCGCATTAAAGAAGTTAAAGTTAAAGACAGGACAATAAATTCAGATGATCAAAAAAGATCTGTTCCTTACGAATTCATTTGTGATGATGAAGTAAAGGTGGAGGGCAACTTTGGCGGAACAGACAATTCAGCATCTAAATATATCGCCTCAAAATTATCAACTGATAAATATTTTTCAGATGCACTGATGACTCTAGGAGCAGCAGAGGGAAATAAATACGGATCTTGTAAATTTATTTTTGCGATTGATTTTATAAACCTTTTTAAAACTGTTACAAAAAATCCATGTTTATTAAAAATTGACAATGCACTTATATTACAAGAGGTCTTGAATTTTATAGACGTTAAATACATCAAGATTTATAGAAGAGAGGCGGAAACCACTTCTTTGGGCGGTGAAGTAATTGGGGGCGGCGACATATTCGTTGTTAGAGGAGAAGGTGACCCCCTATCAGGAAAGAACGTTCAAACGGATATACAGGCGATTACAGACAATGGTGAATTTTATGGCGTTGATAAGACAACTAATATTGTGGGTATTATAAAAGAATTGGTAGATGTTAATATTTCCAAACCGACTGGGGCCGAGGGACGTGGAAACAGAAGTGGCAGAGATGTGACCAAAGAGGCCACCCCTAAGTATAGAACTTTTTCTGTCAAAGACAACCAAACTCAAAGCAAAAAATCTGGCACTTTTGAATATGTGGCTGTTGTTGGAATTGAAGATAAAACAATTGAGTTCATTAGAGCAAGGCTGGAGTCTTTAAGGTGTGTTTTATTAAAATTAAAAAAGTATCACGCCCTCGCCTCATTGCCCTGCAGTTATGATTCTAGATCAGATAGTTTTACAAACGAATTTCTAAGAAAACAATATCGGTCTTATACTGAAGCAAACACCCCCTGGTTAATGGCACCTGTGGTTTTTGCAGATGTTTTAAGGTGTTTTGCAATGATCACAGATCAAAAAGCATATGAACTCGCCGCAGAAATGTATGAAAAGTTAGAGCCCCAAACCTCCAGCCCAGACAAGATTTTAGAAATCATCAAAGAATTTGAAATATTAGAATCTGAAATAACTAAGCAATTTGATATTCAGGCTGGAGTGGATAATTATTCAAAGAGCAAATCCACCTCAAAGTTGAAAAGTCGAACCATAGAAGTGACTCATGTTTTTGGTTCAAAGATAGAATTAGGCGACCCAAGAGGCGTTGGCGTCGGGAATAACGGCTCAAAACAATTAGTTTTGGTATAATGGAGGCGATATAGATGGCGAATGGCGATACAACATTTTATGACGCACTTGGAAACGAAAGTCTTACTGGAAATTATCAATATGATGAAACCGGGACTCTGGTGTTTGTATTGGGAGCAAACGCTTTAGCAACTGTTCCGTGCATGCCCGCGCCGGTAGTTCCATATCCTGATGGCTCGCCCATGCCGCTGGTAGGAGAAAATTGTGATCAATGTTCAGGCGGTGCCGTTTTAAATTTAGCAACTCAATCATGCGAATGTCCTGAAGGAATGGAGTGGGATAGTACGTATTTTATGTGCGTTGCACCATCTGAAGTGGAAGAAGAAGTCGTTGAGGAAGAGGAGGAAGAGGCGGCTGATGAAGTGGACGCTGATGCTTTGAGAGAGTCAGCAGACTCTGTTGAAAGGGGCGGTATGCCCCCGATGGAACAACCCATATTTGAAACCCCTGCGACCTATACTGATTTTAATTCAAACACTATTGAGTTTGAGGCTGGAGAGTTAGAATTTGACCCCGCTCAATATGATGAGCCGTTTCAGGATATTATACAAGATATTCCACCAAGCGGCCCGCCACCCCGCAATTCTATGGAGCGCCTTGAAAATCGAAATATAAAACTAGTCCCACCTCCATCACCACCATCTCCAACTAGCCCAACGCCTTATTATGTTGCTGCAGCTGATGTGTTGGCTGACGGAACAAAGTTCACGAATGAAAATTTATTTAAACTTTTTACTAAACCTGAATCAATGACAAACGAAGAGCGTGCTGCCTCTACCTTATTAAATGCAATGGCAGATCTATTGGCAGGAAAAAATAAAACTGATTCTTTTAAACAAGACAGCATAACAATTGATGACTTCAATCGACCAAACAGAAAGGGTCGCCCTCTTCCTCCTCAATATAAAGACTTAATGCCAGAACAGGCAAGTAAGTCTGGGGAAAATTGGACTGGTGGTGAGAGAGATCCATTTAATGACCCAGATACTTCTGCGATGATGTTTTTTAAATATTTAATGATATATAGGGCGGAAGTGATGGAGGCAGACGATATAAAAAATCCTAAATGGCGTGCCTTAACTATGAAGGACTTAAATGCAATCAAAGGCGGTCAAGGCTCTTTAATAGTTAGGTGGAAAAAATATAACACAGATGATTTTGTTCCTGGGGCAAAGACAGAAACAAACACAAGAGTCTTTGATGAATTTTTCTTCATCAGAGATAAAACAAAAAAGGTTTCCCGGAAGCGTCTAATTAGTAAAGGGCCAGGGTGCGGAACTACTGCTTTTGGCAATAGGGTTTTACAACAAATGAAACTAGCACAAAGAATCGGCGTTCCAGTTACTTCCCTGCTTCCTGATGATGATGATATTCTTGAAATAAGCAAGGGTGCATTAAGGGCAGCGAAGAGAAGAGGCGATGAAGAGGTTGAAGGTGAAGCGATGGCTTTACTTAACGGCAATGGAAGCGGCAATGGAAACGGCAATGGAAACGGCAATGGAGACGACACCATAACTTCGCTCAATGGCCCACCGGGCGGTGGGATGGGGAACTACACGGTATGAGCGGATATAAAACCATATTTTACATTGATAAGTTTTCATTTGGGGGAAACACAAGTGATAACTTTAGAAAGGAATTAAATAAACTCTGGCACAACCAAAAACCTAATGGTCTTGGGGTTGACGGGACGATACGATATTCAGGCAAAAACAGTATTAAGGGCGATGGGTGTAAGATTATTTTTGGCGAACCTCGAACTATCAATAAAAAATATTGGACAGAAGAGGTGCAGTCTGTCAAAATATATGCTGATGCGGGGGAATTTGAAAACGACACACACTGGAACGCTTATATTTTAGGGGGCTCATATGGAGACCCAGCAAAACCAGAATTAGGCTTCTATTTGTATCAGCCCAAAGTTATATTAAATACAAAATATTATGATCATGTACATACATCCACAATTCCTTTAACAAGGCCGGAAAAAAAAGACGTTGCGTCTTCCTTCGGGTCTGGTGTGATGGAGATTGATCCAGAGTATAATTTTTATGTATTTGAATATGAAGAGAATCCCGTAATTTTAAAGCAAAGTGAATTAAATTTGCCGGCCCTATATTCTTTAGCCAGTTATAAAATCAATCCATTCACCTCTTTGAAAAGTCAACTGTTGTCTAGTGATAATATGAAGGAGAACATGCTACAGTTTTTTGAACGTGGTGCTTGCCCAAAAGAATATTTTAAATTATTTGCTAGAGGCCTTCAAGCCACTTCTCCTTCCCCCACTCTTCGCAATGTCTTTTTTACGGGAGACAATTGGGTAGAACTTGAAAAATATAACGAACTAAGATTTTCTTTTCCTATGTTTTCAGAAATAAAATTTTCAACAGATACTTTTACTCAATTTTCTAATTTGATAGCTGAATCCAAAGTTGGATCTGAATTTATGGCTTCTGTTTGTACAAATATTTTTAAAAATAAAGCGGATTTTGTAGAGGTAACTAAAGCCCCTAGATCTGGAAAAAGTCGTATTCGACAAACTACAAATAGAATATTTGATGTTGACGAATGGTTTGAAAATTATGATAAAAATGGGCCAAGCGGAGATATAAATAAATTTGTTTTTGCAGGGTTTGAAAACGAAGATATACAAAATGCGAAAGGAAAATTAAGTAAATTTAGCAACAAACTTTATTCTACAATTTTTATGGGAAAATTGAGAACTTATATAGATTCTAGATTTAGAACATTTCAGGAATTATTTGATGGGGAAAACGCTCAAGCAGAAACCATAATATATAGGGTCGCAAAATACAAGGGCAAGCCCAAAGGGGAGCCTCTCCAAAATTTTTGGTTCTTAAATAAATCAGATTTAGATGTCGTTGATTTTATTGATACTCAATTAAAATATAATGAAGAATATTCATATGAGATTTATGCTTATAATTTTGTGATAGGGACTGAATATGAGTACAAGAATTTGGCGATAAGCCGAACAGTGACAGAAAATTGTATTGAAATGGTGAACGTTGAGACAGGCAAAGGGGTTTTGCCTAGAATAAATTCCAATATCAAAACAAACCCAATCACTAAAGGGACAACTCTAATCCCAATGCCACAGGGCTTTAAATACGTTGCAGAATTTGATATTCGCAGCAGGCCCTCGATGAAAGTGATTGAGACCAAAATATACACAAAAACCATAAGGATTCTTGATTCTCCCCCACTTCCACCTGAATTTAAAATTATACCATACATTGGTATAAAAAATAAAATTAAACTCTTTTGCGAAGGCAGTATGGGTCACATACTTAAAATGCCAATTGCCATTAATAAATCTGATAACAAATTAATTAATGAGATAAGGAACAACAGAGACCTCACCCCTTTTGAGCCAATCCCTTATGGAACAGATGACTATCCTGTTTTGTTTGAAATTTATAGGATGACAAAGATGCCTGTAAAATATTCAGATTTTTCAGGTAACTTAAGAGCAACTCTTGATTTGAAGAAGACTAAGTTAGATCTACCCAGCGTGACAGCGGCCGCTTTTAACGATGATATTTTGACCAATCAAAAATATTATTATACCGCTAGATCTTTTGATGTACATGGTAACCTGTCAAACCCAAGCCCGGTACATGAAATTGAAATGGTAGAAGATAAGGGAGCGTCCTATTTAGTACACAGGGTTATAGATCTTGAACCACCAAAACTTTATCAAATGTCAAAATCCTTGAGAAGATTTTTCTATCTCATTCCAAATCTTGGCCAAAGTTTAATTAATGAAGAAAAATCAAATCTCGGCGATTATTCATCAGCCAAAGACTTAGAAAATAGAATAATTTTAGGGATGAAAGAGGAAACGGTTTGGAATAAAAAATTCAAATTAAGATTAACTTCTCTGAAAACAGGTAGAAAAATTGACATTAATTTAGAATTAAAAACAAACCATGAGAGAACAGATGTTGAAAATGACAAATGTTGAAAAAGAATAAAAGGTTTTTTAAACTATTTATAAATCGAAAAGGAGTCGAATATGGCATTTCTTGATAACTCAGGCGACATCATTTTAGATGCGGTTTTAACAGATACGGGAAGATTCCGTTTAGCGCGAGGTGATTTTAAAATTACCAAATTTGCACTAGGCGATGATGAGGTTGATTATAATTTATATAATAAAGATCACGCAAGTGGATCTGCGTATTATGATTTAGAAATTCTTCAAACGCCGGTTTTAGAGGCTTTTACAAACAATACGTCTTCTTTAAAGTCAAAGTTGGTTACGATAACCAGGAACAACTTATTATATCTTCCAGTTATTAAACTGAACGAAGCATCTTCTACTGGCACAAAAAGGCACTCAACCACCGCCGCATTTTTAGTTGCCGTAAATGAGGATACAGAAAATTCGATTGCTTACGATTCATCCAATAATAATGCCCCAAGACAAGGCATTATACTTGGTGAGACCATCGGGACAATCAATACATACATTCGATGTGATCAAGGTCTTGACACAGATGAAATCGCCCCATTTGGAATCGATCCAGATTTAAAAGAAACACAATATATTGTAGAACTCGATGTTAGATTGGGTTCAATTGTAGACATACAAACCGGAACAAGGGTTACACCCTCTTTTGTTGACGATGATAATATTGCAAGTTATTTCTTCGATCTTAATACAGACGCAAATTTTGTTTACGAAAATAACAGCACGAAGACAACCTCAAAAGAGGTGGGGCAAGTAATTAAAGGGCCGAGAGGCACTTATTTAGAGTTTTCAATTGGGGCGTCATTAGACTTAAACACTGGCACTTATTTGTTTACTAGACTTGGCGGGTCCTCCACTGAGTCTATTGAGTCGACCACCAGTTATACCATTGATAGTACAGTTAGAGTTACGGGTGCTCAAACAGGCTATAGAATTGATATTCCCGTTAAGTTTGTAAGGAAGGCATAAAATGGCATCAACGTTTAAGGCATTTACTAGTACGGATATTATTAACACTAAGACGCTTCTTCATGAAGCAATCCCGTTAACAGGGACAATTGTATCTGGTACTTATTCTGAGAACAATATTAAAAATTATTCTCACGGCATGTTTCAGAGTGTTTACGATTATCCGTATCTCTCTTCTTCTGCCAATCATATTTTTGATATCACTGTTGGATACGCCAATTCATCAGCCCTCTCAGCATCAGCGGCCACTCAAAATTCAAAGAAAATTAACATTTATAATCAAATGGCTCAAGTATTAATGGGCAATGATGTTACAGGCAATGTCCAACTGTTTGATGAAGATGGAGATTTAACTGGCGGAACAAAAATCAAAGAAGCCTACTTTATGAACTTTTCTCGTCTTTTGGTAAAAGATGAAATTAAAAAGGGAACCTTTGAACTTAAACTTGGTGTCGGAAATACGGACGCTGTGACGCCAAGTAATCAATGGAGAGGTTCAGGAGTCAACGATTCAAGAATTAAAATTACTGACACAAACGCCGCTAATGATTATCGGGTCAATGCTTCTGCGGGAGAATATGGAATTTTATACGCAACTGGAAGCAGCGGATCGGAACTACTTGAAACTGATGACGCGACTGAAAAATGTGGTTTGATTTTTTATCAGGCAGGGGTCGTTGTCTTATCAGGCTCCGTCTTCAAAAGAAAAAATCAAGGTGGATTGCTCAGTAATACGACATATGCTAGTGCTTCAGCAACAGCGGCGTTTACGATGACTGATGGTGATCTTGCCACAAGTGGACAATTTACAGAAGGCGAATATGTTATACTCACCTCTACAGATGGAACCAAAAGAGTATATGTACTTTGCGATGGTAGCGAAACCATGTCAGTAACTACGGGTGATGTAATAACCGAAAGTACAGATATTGGCGCATCAACCCTTGGTAGTACGGTCGGAGACTTAGGTACGTGTATTGGTGTGGTTAATAACTTAAACACACACTCTCAAGCCCTTGTTTTAAATGAAATTAAAGCAGCTATAGTGCATGCTAATGGACACCTTGGGAAAATCACCGCCGGCAGCGATGTTTCGGTAGCCGATGGAAACGTATCAATTACATTCACTCAATCGGATGCTGGCCCTGGTGGAAACACTGTAACAACTACAAATATAAGCCAATTAACTGCAGCAGATTTTACTGGCGGCAAGAGTGAACCATTGGTGCATGCTTCTGGGTCTTATAAAGGTGATGATGCTTTTTATAGTGGATCAATCTCTGGATCTGCTGATGGTTTCAGGGCAAGAATCGTAAATGTTTCTTTTAATAATACTACAGAACTTAATTCCGCCATCCACTTTTGTAGAATCAATCATAATGATTTTAACTATTCTAGTAACCCAACTTATCTCAGCGACAGCAAGATTAGAGTTAAAAGACAATCCACTGACAGTCCGGTGTCTTACATCACTACGATTGGTCTTTATTCTGCAGACAATGAATTGTTGGCAGTTGGAAAATTAAGTGAGCCTCTCAAGAACGACCCAACCCAGGATATGACTTTGAGAGTTAGGTTGGATTACTAATTCAAGTTTGATCTAATTATATACAAAGGAGCGCTATAATGTCTTTGTATAAGTTTGGCCCCAATGATATCTTTTACAACAGGGTGAAGACTCACCCTCGTTGTAGTTTTTTTATTTACGGGGCAAAGATTTATTACAACAATCAAGTTTCAGATAGTGGGTCATTTTCGCCAACTGCAAAAAATGTTCCATCTGGACATTTGAGTCTTTATGAAATAAATGTCGATAAAGAAGTTGGAAAAAATTCATATATTTACCCCTTTATCACAAAAGAAGGGGCTGGATATTCCTTAAGCACCGTTTCAACAACCAAGTATAACAATACATTTGCTTACGGAGATAAGGTGACAGGAAGTTATCCTTTTTCTGCAAGCATATCTAGGGAATATTATCAACTTGGAGCAAGTCGTAGTCGGTTAGACACCTTACAGAATACACTAAATTATTACACACGCTGGAGTGATCATTATTCCTACTCCTCATCTCTCGGACTCAAAGCATCCCAGTCCCTTGGTTTGATTAGTGTCCCGTCTATATTTTATGGATCTTCAATTAAAAAAGGTTCAGTAAAACTTAAGTTTTATATAACTGGTACTTTGGTTGGGGAATTAAATGACACAAAACAAAATGGAGAACTGATTCAGGTTAGTGGATCGGATTATGCTCAAACAAATGGGTCAGCATCGGTTGCTGGCGTTGTGCTTTATAATGAAGGATTTCTTGTTCTAACTGGGTCTTGGGCTTTAGAAGCAACTGCGAGAGACTATATTGCTGATTTAACTGATTTGCAAACGTCATCTTGGCAGTATTTTGGTGTTGGTGCTGATGATGGCATAAACCCTACTAGCGGCAACACTTTGCATTCTGCTAGTTTTGAGTTAATTTTTGAAGGAACAAATTATGTTCCAACAATTACCATGTTTGCTCACGCGCCGAAAGGGCACTTGAATTATTCAAACAACCCGACATATGTCAAATATAGCCAAACAGCAGGGGGTGACTGCCCAATTCAACATCCGTATACTGGAAGCATAGTCTACACCGAGAGAAAGGATATTAAAATAGAAAATACAATTTCGAGTTCTTACCCTGACCCAACTGGTTCTTTTAGAAAACAAACGTTCATTAGTAAAGTTGGGATCTATGATGAGGACATGAATTTGCTTGGAATTGCATCAGTTGCAAAGCCTATTAAAAAACTTGAGGAAAGGGGCTTTACATTCAAGTTAAAATATGATATATAATACTTATGGAATATGAAAATTGTATATGGGGATTAGATATATCAACTAGTATCATTGGGTTGTCAGGAGTCGACTCTAATGGGAATTTGATATTTTATGACCATATAGATCTAAGAAAGCAAAAGGGCTTCTTTAATAAGATGTCTCAAACTGAATCGATCCTCAAGGAACACTGGGCTTTAGGTCGCTTGAAGAGCGGGAGGATTTTTATTGAGGAGCCTTTCACCTTCTTTAGGGGGGGTGGTTCATCTGCGAAGACGATGGCTAATTTACAAAAATTTAACGGAACAGTATCGTGGGTTATTTATAGCGAGACGGGTATAGTTCCAGATTATGTGTCGCCAGCCTTGGCAAGAAAATTATGTGGCATAAAGGTTCCAAGGGGAGAAAAGGCTAAAAAAATTGTTGTTGATTATTTGAAGCATCATGAACCAAAATTTAAATTGGAATATACGAGAGCTGGGAATCCGAAAACTTATTATTATGATATGGCTGATGCCATTATTGTAGCCCGCGCTGGTCAAAAAATAATTCAGAATGAGGCTTGACGATTGATCTGAGGTGTTTAGATTCTTATATCGGGAGGATCAAATGTCAGATAAAATGAGTCTCATTAAAAATATTCTTGGATACCCTCATAGGGAAGGGGACGAGTTTCTCTTTCTTTGTCCATATTGCAATCACCATAAGAAAAAACTTTCAGTCAATCTTGAAAGAAATGTTTTTAAGTGTTGGATCTGTGATGCGAAAGGGCACACTAGGCGGATCATTCGTAGATTTGGTTCATTCCTTCAACTAAAAGAGTGGGACAAAATAGTTGGCACGCCTGATGTTTTGAAGTTTAACGAGATGTTCTATCCAGAGGAGGAGGAGAGTCGCCGCATACTTCATTTGCCAGAAGGCTTTGAATCACTCGTTACATCTTGGCCTGACGAGAGAAATCCCGCGTATCGATATTTAATTTCGCGTGGACTAACTCAAGATGATATCAACAGATGGAGAATCGGATATGTACCATATGGCTTCTATGGAGGCCGCATCATTGTTCCTAGTTTTGATGATAATGGCAACCTAAACTATTTTGTTGGCAGATCTTACACAGCCAGCCCCAGAAAATATATGGCTCCAAGAATTAATAAAGATATTATTTTTAATGAACTGTATGTTGATTGGGATGATGACGTTGTATTAGTAGAAGGCGTATTTGATGCTTTTAAATCTGTTAACGCT